TAATGCAATCCTTAAGCTCATGGGTAAAGCAGAAGACGTTAGACGCTTGGACATCGCTATCTCAGTTGCCTCAGGGGACGTTGACCCAACACTTGTCAACAAGTCACTCAAAGACATGCCACCAGTACCACATGTATATACGTCGGATGCTTGCAATGCGAGGGTGCTGTGGGCATGGAGCCGCAAGCCAGACAATATCAAAATCACAGATGAAGCAACACAACGCATCCTTGACAAGGCCACAGAGATGGGTGCATTTTACACATCGAAGGTGCCTATAGTTGAGGCTGCAGACCAGAGACTTAAGATAGCAAGATTAGCTGTTGCGGCAGCATGTTGCGTATGTTCTACTGACGAGACATTTGAAAACGTTATAGTCAAGCCTGAGCATGTGGACTTCGTTGTAGATTTTATGAATGATATATATAAAGCAAAGAGCTTTGGGTATGATAAGCTAAGTGAACAAGACCGTATAACATCAGATACATCAGAATCTAACATTGCTAAACTTAGAGCTATGTTCCTTACATTACCATTAGTAGACGCTAATGAGATGGCTAAAATATTGTATCAGTTGCCTTACTTTAGTCGTGCTACACTTGAAGACTACACGGGACTAGCAAAGGATGACCTTAAGCTACTACTCAAGTTCTTAACCACACAGCACCTTGTAGATAAATTCAAAGGTGACTATCGTAGATTACCGCTTGGTACCCAGTTGTTTGAGAATCTTACAACAGTTCCTATAACCAGAGAAGAAATAGAAGCGGCGCGTAAAAACTACTACGCACCATCAGAATATTAAGGAGGAGAAGTTATGGAAAATGAATTGCGTTATTATCTTAACATGATTAAGAAAGCTATGCATGAAATATCAGAAGATGAGCAAGCTAGTGTTGATGCAGGTGAAATACCAACTAGGGAACCTTTCAAGCCAACGTATATTGTTACGGCAGTTAAGCTACCTACAGGTGCTATAGAATTGGCTGTTAACAATACTAACATTGAACAGAAGATTGATTATATCTTAGGAGCGTACGATGACGACATGAAACTTAAGACTAACTCTGAGATACAAATGATAAATTTAATGATAGTGTAATGGCACGAATTGTTCACTGTAAGAAAGAGGCCTATGATGTGTATATCGTAAGGCCTTCCAAGTGTGGTAACCCATATAAAATAGGACCTGATGGAACACGAGCAGAGGTTATTGCAAATTATGAATAGCATGTTAGAACCAGCATTGTATTGATGCGTGCTCTTCAAGAGTTACGTTGTAAGACGCTGGGATGTTGGTGCCCACCAAAGCTTTGCCACGGTGATGTACTAATTAAAATCATAAAAGAAATGGGGTATGAGTAAATGGATGCGTTGAGGTATCTAACTAACTGTAAGGTTTACAGTACAGTCGCACAAAGCGACGATGAAGAAGCTTGGTTAAAAGCCAGGACACGCGGCATAGGCGGTTCCGATATTGGAGCAATCTGTGGAGTAAGCCCGTTCACATCTGCTAGACAGATTTACTTAAACAAAACTGGGCAATTCCAAGACGCCTTGAAACTAGGTGAGGCTGCGCAAGAGCGTATGTACTTTGGTCACCTGCTTGAACCAATTGTTGCAGAAGAATATGCAAGACGTACAGGTGCAAAACTGGTAAGCATCAACGCTACGCTGCAGCACAAAGATTTTGAATGGGCTATCGCCAACGTTGACAGACTTATTGTAGATGACGAAGGAAAACCAATTGGTATTCTCGAGTGCAAAACTACAAGCGAGTACAACAATGAAGAATGGGCCAATGGTGACCTGCTAACGTCCTACATCTACCAGTTGAACTGGTACATGTGGATTCTCGACCTTAAGCAAGGCGCATTTGCCTGCCTTGTGGGCGGCAACAAGTTTTACTACTACGATGTGTTTAGGAATGATGAGCTGCTTAACGATACAATCATCCCAGCGGCTAAAAGCTTTTGGTATGATAATGTATTGGCCCTCAAAGAACCTGAGATGCAATCTACTGATACAGAATTTGCAAACGGTATTTATAGCTCAGTAGTTAAGAACTCAGAAATTGTACTTGATGACGACATATCAAATGATTTAGCGGCTACTATCTTTGATTGTAAGGCAAAGATTAAAGAACTGACAAAGACAATGGAAGAAGCACAGAACCGCATTAAAGATAGACTTAAAGATAAAGAGATAGCTTACACCAAAGATTATATAATCAAATGGTCACCTATGGCACAGAATAGGGTAGACACAGAAAAGCTAAGAACACAGTTCCCTGAAATATACAAGAAGGTTCTAAAGCGCATTGAGTATAGAGCTATGCATGTAAAAGGAGGTTTATAATGAACGTTGAATTAATCATATTCAAGGATAACTACATTACGCCAAAGAGAGCGCACGACATTGATGTTGGCCTAGACGTAGCTGCGCCGGAGGCTGGTATACTTTTACCAGGACCTAACGTGATAGGGTTAGGCTTTGGTCTTAAAGTACCTGTAGGTTATAATGTATCAGTGTACCCAAGAACTAGTATGGTATCTGGCCAAAAAACACTGGATATGAAAGTACACAATACGTTTTTAACTGTGAAGGATGTATACCCTAACGGTATAAGTTTAGCGGCGCAGCACCCACCTATTGACCCAGGCTACGCTGGTGAGATTCATATTATTGTTATTAATCATAGTGACTTAACAGTAGAGTATGAGCGCGGTACTAGATTTGGTCAACTAGTGTGCCACCCAATTGCTTATATCAACCCTGTACCAAACATAGACGAAACCAGAGGTGCCGGTTGGGCTGGCAGCACTGGTATAAAATAGGAGGGATAATCATGACTAATAAAGTTGTTAATTTACCAGATACCTGCACCGTCCGTATGGACGGTGCCCTGTATGAGTCAGGTGACTTCGTAGCAATATTGTCAAAGAAAGACGGCGACACATCAATATTCTATAACACTGACGCATTAACGCTAGGCATAGCTTTTAAGTTAGTTGCTAAGGAATTTGTTAAGTGCGTAGAGCAATGCTCGCCGTCAGAGCAGCAAGAAATAGAAGCTATACTAGGTAACGTAAACATATTAGAAAGGTTGCGTGAGGCTGATGAATAGAATAGAAGTTAAGATACTAAATCCAAAAGCAGTAAGTGAGGCAGAAAATATGATGGTTGCAATGGCTCGCCTAACACAACGCGGACATAACATCCGTAATATGGATGACTTTCAGGAACTACTAGCTAAACCATATTCTAATGAACTTGTAGATTCTATGGTGTCGTTACCTCACCCAACCATCCAGAAATTCGGCGTTATAAATGTTGCTGTAGTTGGGGCGTCGCGTCGCTTCTTAGCACAAATAACCAGACATCAAAATGAAGTCAAGTTTATGTCTGGCTCATTACAGTATTCTGATTATTCTGGTAAGGCACAGTTCGTTGTACCATATGAGATAATTAAATATGATAATGAAAACCCAGGTAAGCATGTTACAGACTTATACCTAGATGGTTGCTTAAGAGACTTATATGAATATGAAAGTCTTGTAGATTTAGTTGGTAGGGATGCAGCAGGCTATAAGATGCCACAAGGCATGCGTAATGTGCTATTGATTTCGGCCACGCCATACCAATTAAAGCATATGATACGTCAACGGACTTGTAACAGAAATACGCTGGAGACCCAGTATGTTATGTTGTTAATATGGGAACAACTATGGAGGCTAAGTAATATGTACCATGACTGTGGCCCATTCTGCACTGCAGGTACCTGTCCAGAGGGTAAAATGTGCTGTGGTAAACCATACAGTCATCTAGCAGAACCTACCTTGATACTAAATGATAGATTCAAATATATAAGGGAGGTAGACGAATGATTATAATAGTTGAAGGCCCAGATGGTGCCGGCAAAACCACAATTATCAAACAGCTAATGGAAAGTCATCCAAGAAGTTTATACAGACACTTTAGCAATCCTAAGACTGAAGAAGAGGCTGACAATTACTGGAAGGTATACGCAGAAGCTGTAAGTCTAGCAGACCCAGCTAAAGTACATATATTTGATAGAAGCTGGTATTCCGATGTTGTGTACGGACCAATCTTCAGAGGTAGACTAGAGATGGACCCAATGCATGTTAAGATGCTAGAAGCTCTAGTAAAGACACGCGGTGGAGGATTTGTACTTTACTGCACAGCGCCGCTCAATACTTTATGGGCGCGCTGTAAGCAACGCGGCGAAACATTTGTGTTGTCAAAGGATAAGCTGGATGAAGTATCCAGGTCCTATGCCCACGTAATGGCAACCAAATGTGGCTTACCGGTAATACGATATGACACGGGTGCTAAATGGTAGACACCAAGACATGTGATGGGTGCGGTTGGGTGTATCCTATAACGCATCCTGATAAACGGTGCCGCTTCTGTGGCACCGTATTTAAGAAAAGAATATGCAAGCTATGTGGGCAATTTGCAGAGGTTGCAAAAGGTGAAAATATATGCAAGAAATGTAAGAGCAAAAAGGTTATGGCTAGTACAACACCAGAGCAAGCCTTAGCAAAGTTACAGCGCCACCGCGCTAGAGTACGTAAGAAGAACGAGGATAAATTTAATGCATGGCTTGAAATGATTAGTAAAGTACGTAAGCCAATCAAGACACTAACAGAAGATGAATGGATAAGAGCATGCATGCACTTTGGTTCATGTGCGACCTGTAAGTCTAGTTCTATAGATGCAAGAGGCATGTTTATACCATTCAAATTCGGCGGAAGGTATGCGGCATGGAATATTATACCATTATGTGACAAATGCGCCACAGCAATTAAATTCCAGCATAACCCATTCATTAGGTATGAATCAAGTATTATAGACCCAATTGTAGAGTACCTACAACCAATTCTTGAGGAGGCGATCAAATGAAACGTATTCTTAAGTACACTCTAGATATTATTGACCACCAGGAATTAACTCTGCCAGAGAATAGTAAAATATTATCTGTAGAAAATCAGAGAGATAGTATAGTACTGTACGCACTGACAGGTGAAGAACTAACTACATGTACTTACTCAATTATTATACAGGGCACAGGGTATCCTGCCGATGATGTAGTAGGTGCACAATTTATAGGCACAGTAAGCCTATATAACAGCTTATGGGTGTTCCATGTATTTGCAAGGAGGATAAGTTAATGAACATGGCAAGACGTAAAGTATTCAAAGATTTCACAGCTAACTTAGCAACATTATCTAAATGTACAGAGCGTAAGGTTGCAGCTATAATAACTGACAGCAGTATGTCACAGGTATATAGTATAGGTGTAAACGGTGGGCCTAAAGGCTTAGTAGATTGCATGTGTGTGTTAGATGGAAAGTACGGCTGTATACACGCTGAAATAAACGCTCTTATAAAGTGCACTAATACCGAACCAGGTAAAATTATGTTTATAACGTTAGCGCCTTGTAAGCAATGTGCCACAGCAATAATAAATGCACCAGGTGGATTTTCAAAAGTGTATTATTTTGAAGATTGGAAAGAAGATTTTGGTACACAATTATTAATAGCCGCCAGCATACATGTAGAACGTATATAATACACAGAACATGTCCGTAGTATGACTTTAATACAAATATCAAGGGAGTACACTACGGACCAGCAACGTGTGTTATAATTACAAGGAAGGAGATGTAAACAAAATGAGTGAATTAGAGTGTGATATAAGTTTTCTAAAAACCTATGTTGCTATAGTATATGGCATAGAAATTCTTGAGTATTATGATAGCAATTTCTTGAGCGGTAACAACGAGAGTAGATGCAAAGAAAAAATAGAGCACTTAAATTTGGCACTCAAAAAGATTGACGAAATCAGTAAAAAGTTAAATCTTATTTGACACGAAAGGAGGTGTCAATATTGGCACATATTATAATTAAAACAACAGCTGAAGAACATACTAAAGTATTAAGTGCTTTAAAAGATCTTGAGGGTAAAACTATATCAGTCTCAGAAATAGCAAGGAAGGTGGGCATGAATCCTAACAGGGTACGGTATGTAATATTAGACCTTGTAGATGCTGGGAAAATACTCAGAATACCTACAAAGGCATTCAATAAGCACTATATAAGATACAAGTATGAGGTACTACAGGAGGTTGAATAATGCTTTACAACGCCGCGGCTTTTCCAAATGTAACTAGGTAATAATGAGAAGTTTATCCAAACTATAAGTTATGCTCTATTCCTACGAAGGTAGTTTACGGCTACCTTCGTATGTGATATAATTATAATAGAAAGGAGAGTGATGACTTTGGCAATAATACAAGCAAAGAAACATCCTGTTATTCAGAAGGGTAACGGATATACTTATAATCCACAAACATTCGCCAAAGAACATAAGGTCAGCAACTTCCATGTAGTTGATGACCCACAAGAACTTCTTAGTCTTGTAAAACCATTTGAATTTAGAGGGAGACGATTTATCACATTCGATACTGAGACTCATCCTGAATTTACAAACAGTCATGTAGTGCCTAGCACAGTAGTAAGACGTTGGGTAGGTACAGGTAAGAACGCAGTACCACAGGACTTTCCGTTCTGTATTTCAATTTGTGACGGTACTAATTCTTACACTATATTTGATAGTGTGCGTAATGGATTTGAAAAGTTCAAACAACTAAGTCCATTATTTGAAGACCCGAGCATTGAAAAGATTGCTCACAATACTAAATTTGACATGCACATGTTTGCCAATGCAGGCTTAAAGATTGTAGGTAGAATGCATGATACTGTAGTACTTGCAAAGCTAGTAAATGAGAACCGCAATTCATTTCAGTTAAGGGACTTGGCAGCTCGTAAGAAGGGCGGTATTGTTAAGTACGAGTACATGGTAGATGCTTACAAGCAAATGAATAAGGTCAGTGACTATC